AGAATCAGATGATTCTTTAAATGAAAAATCCATTTTTGAGAAATCTGGAAGTTTAACTGTGAAATTTTCTATAAAGTCGAAACTCATTGGTTCTCCATATGCGCATAATTTAATTGCTTGAAATATATAGTAATTTACTTTTATAACATTAAACAATTTTATATAAAGATATCATATTTTTATATAGTTTTCAAATTGTAATAAGTTCTCTGTTGTCACCCATTTGTTGAAACTGGGGCAAAAGATTCTCGTGCATTATGTGAGCAGCATATATATAACTTGCACAATATAAGGAATAACCCTTTAAAGCTGCGTTCTTTGACCAACCAAGGTCTTCTCCTTGAGAATGTACCTCGTAGTCAATATTATTATAAACCTCTTTAGACATCATTTTAGCTGCCATTATTATATCAGATTTAAAATAACTTCCCAAAGGGTAATTGTCTTTTCTATAACCTCTAAAATCTTTTTGATCTATCCAATTCATGACACTTGGATATTTTGTATCAAAAGGAGTCATAAACATTAAGGGACTAACTGCGTCTGCTGTATCACCAATGTGTGCCATTAGTAGTTCTAATGTATTTGGGTTTTTTAATATTATGTCAGAATCAAGACTAAAATAATAATCAGGTTGAAGCTCTCTTACTCTTGATAAAAGAGAGTTTCTAAGATTTACCATATTTTCGTATTTTGAAATAGTCCACTGTCTTGAGTTGTCTTCGTGATTATAGTGAGGTATATCGTTTCGTTCTCTTATTTCAAACAAAGGAATTTCAGGATGATACTGTCTCCACAAATTCAACATTCTTACAGTTGCTTTATCGTCTGGTGACGTTTCAAAAATGAAACCAATCTTACTTAGAGGAATTGACTGTCTTTCAAGTGCTGCAAACCAAAGTGGTAAGATCCAATCTCTTTTGTAAATTGGACATCCTATTATTAACTTCATTATTCTGCTGTTTGTTTAGAGTCTTCTTTTACTTCAGCTGTTTTTTTTGCAGACACTTTTTTGTCTTCAATAATTTCAACAGCTTCAACAACCTTAATAGGCTCTTGCGCAGGAGATGATACTGCTACTGGAACATCAATAATATTATCGTCTTCAGCAACTTCTTCCATAGCGTAATCAAAAATTTCCATCATTCCGTCAATGATATCAACCAAAACTTGAAGAGCCAAACGTGTTTGACCGTTTTCTACTGCTACCTTAAAACCTTCAACAGCATCTTCTTTTAAGAGATACTGCTTTGATATTTCTGAAACTATTTTAATTGACATTTTTTTCCTCATTTACATTTTCTTGTTGTTGATCTTCTTGATCTTCTACTACCACTACATTATACTGCTCTTCGAGAAGATTTTCAACCATGCCAATCCAGGCAGAGTCTGATCTCTTGATGTTAGGTGAAGTTAAGCGACCCTGTTGATTTTGTGGTCTCATTACATTTCCTGCACCTTTTCTGTTTGAAGGCATATTTCTTTGCCCTTTTGATGCTGGAGTTTGTTTATCTCCATCCTTAACGACATCTTTACTAGTCTGAAGTTTTGCTTGAGTATCTGCTTGTGCGGCACCAACGTCAATCTGAACCTGACCTTGTGCTGACATAAACAGATCTTCTTTATCGACTTGTGGGTCTTCGCCAATCTTCATTCTTGCTTCTTCTAAGGTGATAAGAGAGTTTACATACTTTTGTATTATATGTGTTTCTTTCTTAACTTGAGTGTCAACATCTATCTCGTTAAATTTAAAATAGCATCTGTCTGATACAGATGAATCAATTGGGTTAATTATTGGATCAAATCCACCTTCAAATAATATTTCGTTAAAAACATTAAGTCTTATCATTTCTGCAAATTGCTTTTGGAAATGCTTAATCTTATCGTACAGTGCTGTATCTAATCTTTCTGAAGCAGATCTATTGCCACCACCCATGCTCATTCCAAGGTGATGTGGTGCAACTCCAAGTCCTACTGCAACTCTTTCTTTAAAGTGATTCAAGTAATTAGATGCATCAAGTGCTGCGTTTTGCGAACCTATGACTTCAACGTCATGTCTGAATGGAAGGATTAAACCACCTTCAGCTCTAAGGTTTTCAATCTCTATTGCTGCTTGATCTATTTCTTCTGGCTCAGCTGGCTGATCTGCAGTTCCGATTCTGTATTTATAAAGCGGGAACAATTCTCTATGCACTAGGTTCTGAATGTCTTCTTCGATCTGTCGCAATGCAACAACATCATCCAAAACGTTTGCTAAGAATGGAGTACCAAATATTCTTCCCGGTTTTCTGTCAAAGAATAAATGTATAACACTTTCAGCTGGCCACTTAGGATCTCTGTCCGTGGGCGCGTAAGTCATTGGATTAGTTCTCTGCAAATATGCTTTTGGCTTGTTGTGCTTGTCTCTTAGGATTCTTGCTTGCTCAGTTGGTATCAGATAATATCCAACAACTGGCTGTGCAGCACCTACTGGCTCTAATGCCTTAGGAAAATACTCTGCTAAATCAGCTCTAGCTTTAACAATAAACACGTTTGAAAATTTGAATAATTGATCAGATAAATCAATAAGAAAATCCAAAAATGGTCTTCTCATAGCCATTTCCATGTAGTCTATTCTCTGATACAAGTAGGCTACAGCTTCTGGATTTTCCCCAACAATCTGCCAACCTTCTTTCCAAAACAAGTCTTGATACTTGGCCATTGCCTGCTTGACATATGAGTCAGTGTCTATCGCCTGTATTATTCTATCAAAGTTATATGGAGAAGGTTCAAAGTTAGTTCTTCCAGTATAATAATAGTTTACGCCACGATAGCCCAAAGCAAAAGCTGCGACTCTCATTGCTTTGCTCAGTGATCCAATTTTATCTGGAGCTAGCTGAGCTGATTCAAAGTCGAACTCAGACAACTCAGATTTCTGGAAAGGTAAATATTGACGTAGTGCCATAAGCTAATTAGCTCCAAATTCTAAAGATAATACTGTATAGTACAGTTTATTATTCTTTAAATTCAGCTTTGTCTTTCGGACTCTTGAAATGTCTTCTTGATAATAATATCTTTAATAGCTTCAAGCCAAAAAACTGTCTCTGGTTCTGTAAAATCACTCTTGTAAGAAAGATTAGAGTTAGTAATCTTAATGGTGATATTCATTTCTTTTTCAGCAACAAGAGCTTCTTCTACCTGCTCTGCCAGCTCTTCTGGTAATACTGATTTTTTTGTCATTATTTTACTCTCTTTACGGTTTCTGCGGGCATATCGAACCCATCTGATTGTTCTTGCTTTTGCTGAAGCTGCATAGTAAGCTGCTTGATTGTCGCTTCTTTAACTACTACTTCTGTTATCAATAATCCAATTCTTTCTTGAAAAGATTGAACTATAAGGTTGATGTCTAAATTTGATTCATTCATGTACAAGATTATACCAGACGAGATTCTAGTTGTTCAACTTTTGCAGATAATTGTTGTATTGATTTCACAAGATATGGGATAAGCGTTTCTTGCACAATACCCCAAGCCTGCTTAGTTGGATCTTCTCCTCCGGGTATAACAGCATTGGGGATATGTTCATTCATTTGCTGTGCAATAAATCCAAAATGTTGACGCTCTGTTTCATCGTTTTTAAAAACAAATTTTGTAGTTTGAACGTTATTAATAAGGTTTAGTGCATTAACGTCTTCTTCAATTATATTTTTTAATCTAATATCTGATGGGTTATGTACCCCATAAGATGTATACCATCTTTCTGAAAAACTACCGGCGTTCGCCGTGCCTGTAATATTTATTGCTCCAGAACCGCCGTCTGCGTAACCATTTATTTTAACATTTTCATATAGAGTACTAAAAATTGTAATATCTTGATAATAGCTATTAATTAATCCATTTGAATTTATTGATACGCTAGAATATTTGCCAAACGAACTAGAACCGGCAGTTGTCGTTAGTGATGTTTCACCAATTGTATAACCACCAATTGTTCCTGCTGCCGCAGTTATAGTTCCTCGAAACGAAGCGTTTCCAGATCCATCTATTTTAAAATTTTTAGAAATGATTTGTCCGTTAGATAAATAAATTCCAGTACCTGCAGTTGAATATGTATCGGTGCCATTCCAATTAAAATTATTGGATTGTATTGCTCCAGTTGTAATTACGCCTCCAGATATTGAAGTTACGTTTGCATTAACTGCTGCTCCATTTATTTTGCCATCTGCTGTAACTTGCGCTGCTGCTGCTGCTGTTGCTGCGTCGTTTGCTGTAGTTACTGCTCCACTTATTGCGGTTGCTGTCTGAGAACCTATAGTTACGTTTCCAGCAATAGAAAGATTAGTCCCATCAAAAGCTAACTTATCCCCTAAAGAAAATCTACTAGATGTGTCTACATAAAAAGGAGTATCTGCGTTTGCGTATGTTCCAGTTCCTAAAAATATTTTATTTGTGCCTGCGTTAACTCCTCCAACTGTTCCACCAGAAACTGTAGCGTTGGTAATTACCGTTCCAGTAGTCTTTACGTTGGTTCCATCCCATTCAAAAAAATTAGTTGCATTGCCAACTTTAAAAATTGGCGTTCCTGCATTTGGAAGCCAATAGTTATGCGCGTTTAAGTTTATTGATGCCGCTGCTATTGAACCTCTTATTTGAGATGAATCAAAAATAGCTTGACCAGAACCAGATATCAACCACCCAGCACTTCCGGTTGTCCATTGAGTTCCATCAAAAGATCCATTATATGTAGAAGATTTAATAACAGAGGTTACTCCACCTAAAGTTATTGTGTGTGCACCTATTGTTCCTGCAGTAATTTTTGCTGCAGTTAAGCTAGAAATATATTGTTCCCCAATTAATGGAGTTGCACCAGAAGAAACCAGACTGGTATATGCGCCCACTGTTCCAGCACTATTAACTACTGCAACTCTTCCATAATATGTTTTAGGAGTAGAATCAGTAGAGTTAGTTACTGAGATTGTAAATACGTTAGCTTTGTTTTTACCAGTTGCTACTGGAGTTCCCGTTCCTGCAGGGTCGTCATATAGCTGATATGCATATGAATCTAGGTCAATGTCATTAACTGGATTAAAATAAAACATTACTGTTTCAAAATTTGCCGCAACTCCAAAACCAGTTATGGTTGATGGTACGGACAAAACTGCTGGAGTTTTTACTCGTATAGTTTCTGGTAAATCATCTACAGCTACTATCTCAGTATTCTTAGGCTTAAGAGCAAATAGATAGTTAGCGTCTGGCTTAAGTCCGTGTAATTGTTTTTTTAATAATTGTCATCGTATTACTCCGGTGCTCGTAAAAGATATTGAAGGATCTATCTCTTCTCTATTGAAAGAAAGTTTATAATTTTTACTGTACGCATGTTTTGTGATGGAAACTCCAGTTCCACTAGAAGCTTGGTTCTTGGTTGCAAGTACTTCAATCTCATAGGAAAAGGAACCATAATAATCATCATATGCACTTAAGCCCGTAACAGAAGTTTCGGTATTTAAATCTATAGTAAATATTGGAGTGTCCACAACAGCATTTGTACTATAAAGGTCTATTCCATTTGAAGTATAGACTACTGATTGCCCACTTGTTGTTGTAGAGGTCTTAATTATTTTAAGGTTTATCTTTCCTTTGTCTGGACCTTTATCTCCATAGATAATTAGTTTTGGACCATCAAAATTTCCTAGAACTTTTGCTCCTGCAGTTTGGGTTTTTCCATTAACCCATATTCCTGGATCTCCCAAATAAGTAATTTGAGAAACTCGAACATTTGAGGATCCGGCTACTACGGAATGAGAATAATAACTAACAAGATTAGATCCAGAGCCAGTAAGAGATCCCATGAAATTTAAACCAGATGGATTTACTGTTCTGACATAGTTGCTGCCAATCAAGGATATGTACTGAACATTGTCACTATGATAATAAATGTAATATGCACCATCTGGTCTTGACCCTGCGTTTACATTTGTTAAAGATTTAAAGTATAGATTATTATTAGCGTCGATATAAGAGTAAGTAGCAGTCGTCGACGTTGCAGTTTCGTATGTGACCAAATATGAATCTTGATCAAAAGATTGCTGAATAACGTTACTTGACGAGGTAAAGACCTGACCTATATTCAACTCACCTAGTGGAGCATGAATCCAATCATTTACCTTCAGATTATCAGCAAGAGCTGGAAAAGATATTGATCTTCTAATAGGAGGCTTGATGGACGTTGTTAGTCC